TCCGGCCCGGAAGGGACGATCTATCCCGGTCAGGTGGTGGACGTGCCTGAAAGCGAGGCCCGAATGCTGGCGGAGGGCGGTTACGCTGTGCTGCTGGAACAGCCTCGGACGGCAGAAGCGGAGCAAATGCCCGCGGAAATGGAGCAATCCACCGAAGAAGCGGAACAAACGCCCGAAGAAACGGAGCAGCCCGCCGAAAAAGCGGACCAGAAGGCCGAAGAACCGCGGCGCAAGCCTGAAAGAAAGCGGGTCTGACGCTATGATACGCTTTCGGGTGACGGCACCGCCTACGGATGAACTCATTGATCTGAAAATGGTGCGGGATACACACCTGCGCGGCATTCCGGACGACAGCAGCGAGAACGACTATCTGCGGCAGCTGATACGCGCCGCCCGGGAATACTGTGAAAATTATACGGGGTTGTCGCTGGGAACGCAAACGCTGGAAGCGCTACCCGACCGGCTGGAGAAAACGATGACGCTTCCCCGGCCGCCGATCCGCCGCATTGTCAGCGTGACCGTCACCCGAAAAGACGAGAGCGTGGAAACCGTTCCTGCGTCTGCCTATCGGCTGGACGCGGGACGGAGCCTGCTCTGCTTTTCAGACCTGCCGGAAAATGTGGAAACCCCTATCATTACCTACGAGGCTGGGACACTGGAGCTGCCCGCAACGGTACAGCAGGCGATCCTGCTGCTGGTCGGCCACTGGTATGATAACCGGGAGGCCGTAGTTGTGGGCAGCGTGACCAGCGTAGAGGTGGGCATAGCGGTAAAGAACCTGCTGAACCAGAATAAGGACTGGTGGTTCTAATGGCGAAAAGCGTGCGCGCCGGAGAAATGCGGACGGCGGTGGAGTTCTACACCATAGAACACGGCATTAACGCAAACGGCTTCCCCACGGAAACGGAAAAAGCTTTATTCTCCGGGCCGGTCGCCTGCAAATGGGTGACAGCCCACGGCAGCGAGGCTATGGAAAATATGCGGCTGAATCTGGAACAGACAGCCACCCTGACCACCCGGTATACGCCCAAAATCACGGCGCGGAGCCGCTGCCGAAGAAAAGACGACCCTGCCGGGCAGGAATGGGAGATCGTGAATCTGAACGATGTGGAAGGACGGCACAAAACGCTGGAAATCTACGTGCGGCGGGTGGTGAAGGCATGACGCTGGAAAAAGAGATCCGTGATTTGCTTGCTCCGCTGGAAATGCCGGTGGCACAGCATGTGTATACAGGCGCGGCGGAACGGTATATCGTATTCGAAACGATGTTCGTGCCGGACGGATACGCGGATGACAACGCCCAGTATGAGAGGGTGCTGGTGAATCTATACCTGCATACGCCCATGACCGAGGATACCACGAAGCTTAGGCGGCAGATCCAGCGGCTGTGCGCAGAACACGGATGGCCATGGCCCAGCGTGACGGATGTAAGCAGCGACGCAGTCACGGCCGATGGGGCGAAACGGCGGCTGCTGTTTGAGACACAGACGGTGCTGGGGGTGGAATACGATGGCACGGATTGAATTTGGCGACATTGAAGCCCTGATGGACGACCTGCGCCAGTTGGGGGAAGACACGGAAGAAATGGCGCTGGAGATCGTGACCGAGCAGCAGGATATTTTATATGAGGCTCAACAAAAAACGGCGGAAAGTATGTTGCAGGGCCCGTACTACGCCGGAGGCGTTAAGGAAGGCATGACTAAGAAGACGCCTTTTTCTACGGGAAACGGCGCGGAAGCCCATATCACCTTTGAGGGAATGCAGCATGGCAACCGCATCGGTGAGATTGCCTTCATCAATGAGTATGGGAAAACGAACCAACCGGCCCGCCCCTTTATTCAGATGGCCATCGAGCAGAAGGACGGAAATCTGGGAAAAGCGGCGGACAAAATCGTGGACAAATACCTGAAAAAAGCGGGGCTTTGAACAGCTTCGCTTTTTTAGTATCAGAAAGGAGAAAACAAAATGGCCAGAATCGGTTTTAAGTATTTCTGCGGGGCGAAGATGAAGACGGAGCCTATGGACGCCGAGCCTACCTACGAAGCGGGAAAGCAGCTGGGCAAGGCAGTGAGCAGCAATCTGAGCATTACCAACAGCGAGGGCGAACTGTGGGCGGACGATCAGATTGCCGAAAGCATGAGCGAATTTGCCTCCGGCACGTTTACCGCCGAGGTGGACAACATTGCGCTGGCAGATCAGGCCTACATGTACGGAGCCAAGTATGTGGACGGCGAGCTGCAGCAGAGCAGCGAAGACAACGCGCCTTATATGGGCGTGGGCGGCGTACAGGTGATCCTGCTCAACAATGTGCGCAAGTTCCGCGCATGGGTACTGAGCAAGGTAAAGAGCAAGGTGCCCGATGAGGATAACAACACCAAGACCGCCAGTGTGAGCTTCGGCACCCAGCCCATCAGCTGCACGGTGCTGCAGCCCAATTATGGCCCCTGGCGGCGCATGAAGGAGTTCACTACCGAGGCGGCGGCCAAGGCGTATGTGGACACACTGCTCAATGTGGCGGCATGGCACGCTATCGAGGTGCAGGCTCAGGGCACCGGCCCGAACAAGAGCGTGGACTACACGGGCGGCTATGCAGCCGACAAGAGCGCCTTTGAACTGACCATCACCGGCACGCCGACTAAGGTGTACGACAATGGTCAGGACGTGACCAGCAGCCTGAGCGGCGGCAAGTATACCCTTGCCAGCGTCGAAGGTGACCATAAGATCGCGGTGATTTTCTAAAATTGGGGTTGACTTTCAAGCACACATTAAGTATAATAAATGTGTGCTTGAAAGTGGGGTGATAATGTGAGCCCGCGCACAGGGAGACCGAAGCTGGAAGACCCAAATAACAAGCGTTTTAGCGTATGCCTTAACGAAAAGACGCTTGAACGCTTAGAAAGCTATTGCCAAAAAAATGGAATTACCAAAGGCGAAGCTGTACGCAGAGGGGTTATTCTGCTTCTGTCGCAAAAGAAAAACCCGTAAACTGTTTCAATCTTGGCGGAACGAACAGTTTACGGGCCGACCACAAGATCGCGGTGATTTTCTAAAATTAGGACTTGACTTTCTGTTTAACACAATGTATACTGTTAAACAGAAAGTGAGGTGAAATCGATGTCCCCGCGGACTGGACGTCCGAAAAGCGATAATCCGAAAGGAGATTTTGTCGGGGTACGATTGGACAAGCTAACGGTTGAGAAGCTGGATGAAGTGGTGAAACTGAAAAAGTCCAATCGTTCGGAAATCATTCGAGAAGGAATTGAGCTTATTTATTCGGACACAAAAAAATAGGATAACGGGCGCAATCTTGGCGGACGAACCCGAAATCCTATGAATCCACCCTTTCGGGAGGTATGAATATCATACCACATGCCTCCCGAAAGGTCAACTTTGATGACCCGACAGGAGGTATTATTATGACTACGTTTGAGATCATGGAAGAAGTCAGCAGGATTCATCTGGAACTGCAGGGCGCTCAGGCGCTGGGAGACGTGCTTTTTGAAAAGCTGTTTGTCAAGGACAGGCCCGACCGAATGGCCTATGAGATGGAATACGACCGGCTAGTGCTGCTGAACCGTATGAACGCCAGTCAGGTGGAGCGTGGCCTGGAATGGCTGGGCAGTCTGGAGGAAACACTGGGAAAAATGCTGAAAGAAAAGGAGGAAGTAGCCTGATGAATGAAATGAAGGTGTTCGAAAACTCGGATTTTGGTCAGATCAGGACGGCAATTCAAGGCAATGAACCGTGGTTTGTTGCAGTGGATGTGTGCCGAGTGCTGGAAATTGGGAATCCGTCGCAAGCAACAGCACGGCTGGACGATGATGAAAAGATGACCACTCTCATTTCAAATGAGGGTGCGGCAAGCGGTAAGTCCAGCATGGCGTTTGTCAACGAAGCCGGTTTGTATACGCTGGTGCTGGGCAGCCGCAAGCCGGAGGCGAAAGCCTTCAAGCGGTGGATCACCCACGAGGTTATTCCCGAAATTCGAAGGCATGGGGCATACCTGACGGATGAAGCCACGGAGGCATTTTTCAGCAATCCGGACACGTTTGCGAGATTAGCGGTGAAATGGCGGGACGAACGTCATGCCCGTCTGGCGGCGGAGGAACAGGCGAGGGAGAAGCAGAAGAAAATCGAGGCAGATGCGCCGAAGGTGCTGTTTGCGGACAGCGTCGCGGCCAGCCGAAGCGAAATTCTTGTAGGCGAACTTGCAAAACTGCTGCGGCAGAACGGAGTACCCGTTGGCCAGAACCGGCTGTTCCAGCGGATGCGGGAGGATGGGTTTTTGATCAACCGAAGAGGCACGGATTACAACACGCCTACCCAGAAAAGCATGGAAATGGGACTGATGTGCATCAAGGAAACGGCCATTACCCATGCGGATGGTCATGTGACAGTGAACCGCACCCCTAAAATCACGGGCAAGGGGCAAGTTTACTTTATTAACCGCTATCGGGCATAAAAGAACATCAAAGAAAGGCGCTGCCGCCGGGCAGCGCCTTTTGCAACCCTATTTACACTTTCGCAAGCGCTTGCGGATGAAAGGAGAAAATATGAAAATCAATGATTTCCCGCTTTTGTATAATGCCAGAGCGCACTTTTCGCTGGGAGAAAAATACCAGGACGGATGCGCCGCGGCTGTTTTACAGCCGGGACGGGAAGGGCACGACGCGCTGCTGGATGTGCTGACGGTGCTGATGGAGGAAGCGGAGCTTTGCCGCCGCGCCATGGGGCACGACCGACGGGAACTGCCCAGCCGGGAGCAGATGGACGCACTGCTGACGCCCCTGCAGGAGGTAAAACTCAAAGGCAGGTGCATCGAGGCGATCAACCGGGGGCTGGAAGCGGAAGAAGAAGCCGGCGAGGTGGATGAAGTACTGGCCCAACTTGAAAAAAAAACGGCCATCGGATGACGAAAGCCGGGTATATCGCTATGACGCTGAGCTTGGGGCTGCGGCCGGATGAAGCGCTGCAGATGGAGCTTTCGCAGGTGATCCGAATCGCCAAGGCCCGGGAACAGCAGGCGCGAGAAGCCCGGGAAGCTGCACGGAGCAGAGGAGAGTGAACAGATGAGCGGCACGCGCAACACATCTACCCGGATCGTGCTGGAGGGAGAAGCCGAATACCGGGCGGCATTGAAAAACATCAATCAGGAGTACCGCCTGTGCAAGAGCGAACTGGAAAAGTTGGATGCAGCCTTCAAGGGCCAGCAGAACACGTTGGACGCTCTGCAGCAGAAGTATAAGGTCCTCAACGACATGCTGGGGCAGGCCAAGCAAAAGCTGGAGCTGGAAAAACAGGGGATTGAGCAGAGCCAGCAGAACATGGATAAGTATGCCGTAAAACTGGAAGAAGCGAAGAAAAAGCTGGAAGCCCTCCAATCTACCAAGACGGAATTTTTAACCGCTGAGCAGGCGAAAAAAGTAGACCTTTATACCAATGCCGTGCATAACTACACAGTTGAAGCTGAAAGGCTGAAAACACGGGAAGCGGAAATCCGTCAGGCCATGGATTCCTCGGCGGGCGGTGCCGAAAAGTATCGCGCCGAACTTAATGCATGTCAAATTGCAATCAAAGTAAACAATGAACATCTGGAAGAATACAGTAAAAAATTAGAGGATGCCAAACGGGGTGGCGAAGCATCCGCTGGAAGCGTTAAAGCATATAAAGACGCAGTAGAAAACGCTGAAAAAGAAGTAGCCAAATACGAGGCAAGCCATGAGGCGGCTAAGGACGCGCTGAACCGGCACTCGGTGGCTGCCAACAAGGCCGAGGCCAACGTGACCCGACTGGAAAAGGAACTGGAACAGACGGGCCAATATCTGGATGAGGCCAAGAACAGCGCCGATGGATGCGCCACCAGCATCGACGGCATGGGCAAGGCTGTGAAGGACACCGGCGAAAAAAGCGAGGAAATGGGTCAGAAGACCAGCGACGCTATGGATGCGTTGGCTTCCACGCTGGCTGCCGCCGGGGTGATGGAAGCCCTCGGAAAGATCAAGGATGCGCTGAAAGCCTGCACCGACAGCAGCATTGAATTTGAAAGCGCCATGGCGGGCGTGGCCAAAACCAGCGATATGAGCGCCGCTGAGTTGGACGCTATGGGCCAGAGCATTCTGGACATGAGCAAGACCATTCCCATGACGACTACGGAGCTGGCGGGCATTGCCGAGGTGGGCGGACAACTGGGCATTGCCAAGGAGGATCTGGCCGGTTTTACGGAGGTCATGGCTCAGCTGGGCACTGCTACCAACATGACCAGTGAAGAAGCGGCTACGATGCTGGCGCAGCTCGCCACAGTGACGGGTATGGACGCCAGCCTGTACAGCAATTTGGGCAGTACCATCGTAGATCTGGGCAACAACTTTGCCACCAACGAAAAGAAGATCACGGACATGGCTCAGAGCATTGCCGCCGCGGGGACTAATGCAGGCATGAGCGAGGCGGATATGCTGGCCCTGAGCGCCGCCGTGACCAGCGTGGGCATTGAGGCAGGAGCAGGCGGCACCAGCATGTCTACCCTGATCCAGAAGATGCAGCTGGCGGTGGAGACCGGAAACGGGCTGGACGAATGGGCGGCCGCGGCGGGAATGAGCGCGCAGGAGTTTGCTTCTTTGTGGGGCAAGGACGCTACCGGGGCGCTGACCACCTTTATTCAAAGTTTGGGAACCACAGAAGAAAGCGCCATGAGTACGCTGGTGGCGCTGGGCCTGAACGATAGCCGCCTGGTGCGCATGGTGACCAGCCTGAACAGCGCCGAGCAGAAAAATCATCTGCTGAGCAATGCCATTCGGACGGCCAATACCGCCTGGCAGGAAAACACGGCGTTGACCAACGAGGCCGCGACCCGGTATGCCACGACGGAGAGCAAGATGACGCTTTTGCAAAATGCCAGCGAGCGGCTGAAAATCGCTATCGGCAATCAGCTTCGCCCGGCGCTGGCCAAGGCGGCGGAGGCAGGAACAGATCTGTTGGACTGGGCCAGCGATTATGTGAACGCCAATCAGGAACTGGTGCCGCTGATCACAGCGGCCGTAGGAGCCATTGGAGCGTTTGTGGGGACGCTGGCGGTAGCGGCTGCGGGTATCAAGCTGGCCCAAACGGCCATGGCGCTGCTGAACGCGACCGTTGCGGCGAACCCCTGGGTTCTGGCGATCGCAGCGGTAGCAGCCTTTGGAACGGCCATTGCCGCCCTGGCGCTGACCAGCGACAACAC